ATGTCCGATATTGCCGAGCCGATGCCCTTGCAGGCGGCGTCGTCGAAGCCCGATCTCAATCCGAAAGCCGGACCTGCCACGGCCATCATTTTTATCCTGTTACTCGCCACAGGGATCCTTTTTACGGCCTATAGCCTTTACGCCGATATTCAGGAAACGGGCGAGCCGGTTACGACCTATTTGCCGTTTCTGCTCCTTGGCGGTGCGCTCCTTGTCGCTCTCGGCTTCGAGTTTGTGAACGGCTTTCACGACACTGCTAATGCGGTGGCGACGGTGATCTACACCCATTCGCTGCCGGCGCAAGTCGCGGTCGTTTGGTCCGGGTTTTTCAATTTCTTGGGCGTGCTTTTCTCGACCGGCGCTGTTGCGTTCGGTATCCTGTCGCTACTCCCGGTTGAATTGATCCTCCAGGTCGGGTCCGACGCGGGTTTCGCCATGGTCTTCGCGCTCCTGTTCGCAGCGATCATCTGGAACCTCGGGACTTGGGCGCTTGGCTTACCCGCATCCTCCTCGCACACCTTGATCGGTTCGATCATCGGCGTCGGTATCGCCAACGCGATGTTGCGCGGCCGGGACGGAACTTCCGGGGTCGACTGGAGCCAAGCGACCAAAATCGGCGAGTCTCTGCTCATATCGCCGCTTGTTGGTTTTTTCTGCGCGGCTTTGCTTCTGCTCGTCCTCAAGTTTCTGGTTCGCAACCCCGCCCTCTATGATGAACCGAAGGGCAATCAGCCGCCGCCATGGTGGATTCGCGGCCTTCTCATCCTCACCTGCACGGGCGTCTCGTTTGCGCACGGTTCGAACGATGGACAAAAAGGCATGGGCCTGATTATGCTCATCCTTATCGGTACGGTCCCGACAACCTATGCTTTGAACCGCGCGCTACCGGCATCCCACGCGGAAGGCTTCAAATCCGCCGCGATCGAAGCCTCCAAGGTCGTCGAGGCCAAGGCTGCAGGCTATAGCGTGCTGGGCAATCCTCGCCCGGCGGTTACCCAATACGTCTCCTCGCATCAGATCAACGAGGGCACTTACCCTTCTCTTGCTGTGCTGCTGCGCGAGATCTCCGATCAAGTTTCGTCCTATGGCTCGCTATCGAAGGTTCCCGCTGCGGTCGTCGGCAACACCCGCAACGACATGTACCTGACTTCGGAGGCGATACGCATCCTGCAGAAGGATAAGGAGGCCGAGCTCTCAGCCGAAGAGGTGGGCAAGCTCAATGCCTATAAGAAGGAGATTGACGCTTCGACCAAGTTCATCCCGCTTTGGGTGAAAGTTGCGGTGGCCATCGCCCTCGGTCTCGGCACGATGATCGGCTGGAAGCGGATTGTGGTGACGGTCGGCGAGAAGATCGGCAAGACGCACCTGACTTACGCGCAAGGTGCTTCGGCCGAGCTTGTCGCAATGACCACGATTGCTGCCGCGGACATGTACGGTTTGCCCGTTTCCACCACGCATGTGCTCTCCTCAGGCGTGGCGGGAACCATGGCAGCCAATAAATCCGGCCTTCAATTGTCAACCATCCGGAATCTGCTGATGGCCTGGGTCCTCACGCTGCCTGTTGCCATCGCGCTTTCCGGCAGCTTGTTCTGGCTCTTCAGCCGCGCTTTCTAGGGTAGGACGCCGCTTGGGCTCGCTCAATCAATGGGCGAGCCCATTCTATTTAATACAATTTTAGTCAAGAGAATATGTTGTGCTGCGCGCTTGAACGAGGCGTCTTGATGCACGACGGTGACTTGACCTATAAATCCGTACAGTCGCAGAAAAGCATGCAGATGACCGGCCGATGAGCCATTAGGCTCCGTCCTCCTGCTACGTGACGCGCTGCGCTCTCCCGCAAATTCCTTCATTAAGACTTGCGAGGCACCGTGAGCGCCGATCTCGAAATCTTGCCGCCGCGCCATCGCGGACGGCCATCCCGTTACGATGCCGCCTATTGCGAGCGCGTCCTCGAACTGGCGGCGGAAGGCTGCGGCAAGGCTGAAATCGCGGCCGCCCTTTCGGTGAGCCGGGAAACGCTGAACGCCTGGATCAAGGCGCGCCCTGAGTTCCGCGAGGCCATGAGCCGCGCGAAGGAGCTCGAATACGCCTGGTGGCTAGCAGCGGGCCGCAAAGGGCAATTCGTTAAGACCTGGAACGCTGCCAGTTGGGCATTGCAGATGCGCAACCGCTTCGGCGCACGCTTTCGTGACCGCTCGTCCCAACATCGCGGCGAGGAGCCAAAGGACGCCATGAATGCCGAACGGATCCGCGACGAACTGGAGCGCAAGCTTTCTCGCATCGCTGACGCCGGCGCGCCGGAAGAGGTTCCTTGCGAGCCTGACGCCTCTTGAATTAGAAAGCCTGAATTTCGATTGGCGATTTTGGGCAAGGCGCGATCAATTGGCACCAGACGGGGATTGGCATACTTGGCTCATTTTGGCCGGACGCGGAGCCGGGAAAGCCCTCGCACTCGACACGCCGCTTCCGACACCGTCGGGTTGGACGACTATGGGCAGCGTGGCAATCAGAGATGAGCTGTTCGACGAATCCGGAAAGACGTGCTCTGTAACAGCGGTATTCGATGTGCCAAATCCGAAAGGCGTTTTCAGATTAACATTCTCGGATGGCTCTCAGATTGAGGCTTGTTCGGATCATCTTTGGGTGACTTGGACGCATGCCGACCGGAAAGCCTATTTGCGTTCGGTTCATGAGGCCAAACGAGAGTCCCCCCCGCGAGACTGGCCAGGCTGGAGACCCCTTCGAGTGCTTGGACGGGGAATGGTTCATAAGTCAGACGTCGTCGAAAAAATGCGACTACTTCATGCCTTAGATTATTCTGATCGAAAAATTGCTCGTGAACTCCTTATCTGCCGCCAGTCTGTAGCAGCTCATCTTTCTGGAAAAGCGGATTGGAGAGGCAAGCCCGTACTGGGCGAAGATATCGGGCCTCGCGTCCGCTCAACTGATTGCATTGCCAGGTCTCTGAGACAGGGTAAGCGCCGGGATCTGAACCATTCAATTCCGGTCTGTGAACCGCTCGATCTGCCAGAGCTGCCGCTCCCGGTCACACCATACACCCTTGGCGCCTGGCTTGGCGACGGCGATAGCAAGGCCGCAGTCATAACGACTTGCGACTTCGAAATTCTTAGGAAGATTGAGGCCGATGGCTATTCGATAGGCGAGGGCAAGTTTGGAGGTTGTGGGAAAGCCGGGCGTTTTGCTATTGGCGCCAAAAAGTCTATTCGCGCGCCATTAACGGGCCGGATGATCTCCAACGGGTCGCTGCACTCAGCCCTGAGAGAATTGGGCGTTTTGCGCAACAAGCATATTCCATCGCTATACCTGCGAGCATCGGCGAGACAAAGACTGGAATTGCTTCGCGGCCTCATGGACACCGATGGTTATGCTGCTTCTAGCAACGTAGAGTTTGTTTCAATTCGGAAGATACTCGCAGATGGCGTGGAAGAGTTGGCGCGTTCTTTGGGGCAAAAGCCTATCAAGGCGCGAGGCATCGCCAAGCTTCGAGGCAAGCAGATATCAGAAAAGTGGCGCGTGACGTGGAGGCCAACGTTAGACGTGTTCTCTCTCAGCAGGAAGAGTGAGCGCATTTCGCTGAAGTCAACGGCCCAGATGCATCGCAACTATCATCGCATGATCGCAAGCATCGACGCGATCGATCCGAAGCCGATGCGGTGTATAACGGTCGATAGCCGCCACGGTTTATTCCTGGCGGGCGAAGCAATGATACCAACTCACAATACGAGGTGCGGTGCGGAGTGGGTGCGCGAATGCGTTTGCGGACCTACTCCGCTGGGCCGGGGCACTTATGGCCGGGTTGCGCTGGTAGCGGAAACGGCGGCGGATGCCCGCGATGTGATTGTGGAAGGGCCGAGCGGTTTGCTTGCTGTCCATCCGGCGGCCTTCCGGCCGAAATTCGAGCAATCGAAGCGCCGCCTGACCTGGCCGAACGGGGCCGTAGCGATTCTCTACAACGCGACCGAACCGGATCAGTTGCGCGGGCCTCAGCACGAAGCGGCCTGGTGTGACGAACTGGCCAAATGGCGCTATGCGCAGGAGACCTGGGACATGCTGCAGTTCGGGCTCCGGCTCGGCGAGCAACCGCGTCAGGTCATCACCACGACGCCGCGTCCAATCCCGCTGATCCGCGACTTTCTGGGCCGCGAAGGACAGGGCGTCGCTGTCACAAGGGGCAGCACCTATGACAATCGCGCCAATCTGGCTGCGAACTTTTTTAATACCATCGTGAAGCGCTATGAAGGCACACGCCTTGGAAGGCAGGAACTCAATGCAGAAATCCTGGACGACGTTGCGGGCGCTCTTTGGACGCGCGCTATCCTTGATCGGCACCGCATTGCCGGCGGACATCCGCTTCCCGCAATGCAACGCGTTGTCGTGGGCATCGACCCGGCGGGAAAGCCAAGCACCGAAGGCGACCGGACTTCCGAAACCGGCATTGTCGTCGCCGGCCTTGGTGAAGACGGACGTGGATATGTTCTCGACGATCTTTCCACACGGCAAAGCCCAGCCGGATGGGCCCGCAAAGCCGTCGCAGCCTTCGATCGATACGAAGGGGAAGCCTTGGTGGTTGAAATAAATCAGGGCGGCGCAATGGTCGAGGCTGTGTTACGGGCCGAGCGGGCCGGCCTGCCACTGCGGCAGGTGCGCGCCAGCCGCGGCAAGACCGTGCGCGCCGAGCCTATCGCCGCTCTTTACGAGCAGGGGCGCGTGAGCCATGCCGGCTCTTTCCCGGCGCTGGAGGACCAGATGGTGCTGTTCACGCCCTTCGGCATCGAGGGCGATGGCGCGGCGGACCGGGTTGACGCGCTGGTGTGGGCGCTGTCGGATCTTTTTCCGCGCATGGTGCGCCCGCAGCCTGGCGTGACCTGGGACGATGAAGCGGGTGGCGGGATGGGAAGCTGGCTGCTTTAAGGGATCAGTTCAGGCTCATTGGCCGCGCGCTCGTCCCGCGGGCCGCCTGGGCGCGCCGCACAATGGCAGCACAGTACCATTCCTTGAGCTTGACGGCGATATCCTGCGCAAGCGGGTTGCCGTGGAAGGGTGTCATCTTTGCGTCTATCACGGTTTCCATGGCGCGGACCGCCGCCTCGATGCTCTTCGGGTCATGGGGATTGAACGTCATTTTGGCGATCTCTCCATCGAGCTCTTTGAAAGCCTTGCTTTGAGAGAGTTCTCTTTGGAAGTCGCCAAGCCCCTTGATCAAGCTCACGATAAGACCTCGCTCATTGCAAACGTGCAGCATCGAAAAGGCGCCGCCAGGTTACCGGCCGGGCCCGTGAGGTTATTCCGCCGTCCTCCGATTTCCGATGACAGATTACACTGAGCTTGAGCTCGTCACCTTCTTTTCATTGAGCTAGTAACAGCTTTTTGGAATGGGCAGATCGTGAGCATGGTTTCATATGCTTTTATAGATCGGGACGCGCCGTTCCATTCGTTGTCTCGCACGTCGCTGTCTCCATAAAGCGCCACCGAGGTTCCCCTTGCCCAAGATTGACATCGTTCAAGAGGCGCAAGAGCGCCTCGAAGCCGCTTGGATTCAGGATCGCGAGAACCGCGAGGATGGGTTCATGGACCTTAAGTTCCTCGCGGGCGACCAATGGCCGAACGAGATCCGGCTGCAGCGTGAGGCGCAGAACCGCCCGTGCCTCACCATCAACCGGCTGCCGCAATTCGTGAACCAGGTGGCGAACAGCGTGCGGCAGAACCCGCCGGCCATCAAGGCGATCCCGGCGGGCGGCGAGGCGACGGCCGAGCTGGCCGAGATTTACTCGGGGCTGCTGCGGCAGATCCAGTATCGCTCAAATGCAACGCATGTGTTCGCAAACGCCGTCTATTATGCGGTGGCCTGCGGCATCGGGCATTTCCGGGTCGTGACCGATTACGCGGACGAGGATGGCTTCGATCAGGAGATCCTCATCAAGCGCATCCAGCATCCGCTGTCGGTTTTTTGGGCACCGGGCGCGGTCGAGCCGGACCGCTCGGATGCCGAATACTGCCTCGTCTCGGAGATGATCGGCCGCAAGGAGTTCCAGAAGCGGTTCCCCGGCGCGGCCATGACCGATTTCGTGGCGCCATCCGATCTCAACGCCGAGAGCGGCCTGTTCTGGGCCAATCGCGATGCCGTTCGCGTCTGCGAATATTGGGTGAAGCGGCCTATCGAGCGCACCATCGCGCGGCTGGCCGGCGGCGCGACGGTCGATATTACGGACGTGAACCCACGCGACGTCATAGCCGGCCTTGACCCGGCGATCCAGGGAAGCGGCATAGGTGTGGATGGCCGTGTCAAGCCCGGGCTTGACAAGACGCTCGCCTCCCAAATCGTAGCCGAACGTAAGGTGAAGTCGCACAAGATCGAGCATTATCTCCTGAGCGGCGAAGAGGTGCTAGAAGGCCCCAGCCAGTGGGCCGGGCGCTACATTCCGATCTTCCCCGTGATCGGCTCCGAAACTTCGCTAGAAACCAAGGTGATTCGAAGCGGACTGATCCGTTTTTCCCGCGATCCGCAGCAGCTTTATAATTTCTGGCGCTCCGCCGCGGCCGAAGCCATCGCGCTGGCGCCGCGCGCGCCGTTTGTGGCCACGCCGGCGATGATTGCGAAGTTCAAGGGCCAATGGGACACGCAGAACACTGTTTCGCGCCCGTATTTGCTCTACGAGCCGGACCCGGAAGTGCCGGGGGGCCGTCCGATGCGCGAGCCGCCGCCGGATCTCCCATCGGCGCTTGTGAATGAAAGTGCGATGGCATCGGACGAGATGAAAGCCACCACAGGCATTTACGACGCGGCGCTCGGCGCGCGCTCGAACGAGATTTCCGGCGTCGCCATCCGCGCGCGCGAAAGCCAGGGCGGCATTTCTGCGTTGCATTATCAAGACAATCTCATGGCGACCCTGAATCATCTCGGCAAGGTTCTGATCGATCTCATCCCGAAAATCTACGACAGCGAGCGCACGCTACGCATTATGCGAGAGGACGAGGCACACCTTCCTGTACGGATCAACGTGCCGGTCATGGGCGTGAACGGCAAACCGATGCTGCTCAACGATCTGAGCCAGGGCGCCTACGATGTGCGAGTGAAGATCGGTCCGTCCTACGCCACGCGCCGGGCCGAAGCCGCTGACAGCATGTTGCAATTCATTCAGGCCGTGCCGCAAGCTGCTGGCGTGGCAGGCGACCTCGTAGCGCGGAACATGGATTGGCCGGGCGCGGACGAGATCGCCGACCGGCTCAAGCGCATGCTGCCGCCTCAGATTACCGGTGAGGCGCCGCCGCTCGATGCGCAGATCGCGCAAGCCCAGCAGCAAGCGTATCAGGAGGCCCTCGCGCAGGCGCATCTTAACCGCGTCCAGGGCCTTGCCGCCAAGTCGGAAGCGGATGCGGCACGGGCTCATGCCGAGGCGCAGGACGCCAACGCGCGTACGCTTTCGTCGGTAGCAGCCACAATCTACGGCACTCCGCAAGACCGCCTGCAAACGGCACTTCAGGAAGCTGCACTCCGCGAGCGCCAGGCGAATGCCGCCAAGGCCGAAGCCGAGCTGCAGGGCAAGGTCTTCGACAACGAGGTGAAGCGGGCGCGCTTCAGCGATCCCTCGCCTTACAAGCTTTAGCCCATTCAGCGTCATAGCCGGGCTTGACCCGGCCATCCATCCGGAGCGCCGGCTCCCCGTGGCTGGCCGCCTCAAGGGCAGCCATGACAAGAGCGTGCTCTCACAACTCAGGAACGGACATGACCGGAGACGACGAAATCCTCTCTGTGGACGATGAGGCGTTAGCCTCTACCGCCACGCAGATCGAGCCCTCGGGAAGCGAAGGCGGCGCAGGCACTTCCGCCATACCGCTGCAGGATAGCGAGCGCGAAGGCCGCGTTCAGCAGCTTATCCGCCAGAAGCATGCCGCGGACGCAGTTGCGGCCCGGAGCACGGCGGAAGCAGCGGCTCTTCGCGGCGCGAAGCAGACCCCCGGCCGCCCGCAAGATTACAGCGCGCCCGAAGAGTATACGCGCGCAGTCGCCGAGCAGGCCGTGCGCGAGGTTGGCGCCGATATGCTCGCGCGCCAGGCCGCTCAAGCCCAGGGGCTTGCGGCCAAAGCCGCGCAGGACGCTTGGACAGAGGTGACCGCCGATTTCCGCCAGCGCGTGCCCGATTTCGACGCGGTCGCGCACAACCCTAACCTCACCGTCACTCCAATCATGGCCGACGCCATCCGTGAGTCGGTCCGGGGCGCGGAGATCGCGTACTATCTCGGGAAAAACCCGGCCGAAGCAGCGGAGATCGCCGCCCTGCCGCCCGTCTCGCAGGCTACCGCGATCGCGCGCCTTGAAGGCCGCCTTGGCGCGGGCTTCGCCTCTGTAAGCCGCGCGCCGGCACCCGTCGGGACCTTATCCGGCCGTGGCGGCAGCGCTGGCACTGCACTCGAAGACATGGACTTCGAAGACTACCGCCGCGCCCGCGGATACTAACCCTGCATCTACTTCCGCCCCGTCCTTCGAGATGCCCTCTTCGCGGCTTCTGAGGATGAGGCGAGTCCCTCATGGTGAGGAGGCCGAAGGCCGTCTCGAACCATGAGCTTTGGAGACATTCCGCTCAAAAGTTCAAAGGAGACTGCACCCCATGGCCTCAACCCTGCTTACGCCGAGCATCATCGCCAAGGAAGGCTTGATGCAGCTCGACAATAACCTGGTGGCCGCGAAAATGGTCTACCGCGCCTATGAATCGGAGTTTGGCGAGACCAAGATCGGCGACACGCTGACGATCCGAAGGCCCGTAAAATATGCCGTACGCAGCGGCTCGGTCGCCCAGATGCAGGACGCGGCGGAAGGCAAGGTGCAGATCCAAATCAACACTCAGCGCGGTGTCGATTTGCGTTTCCCGACGAAGGATCTCACTCTGACGATCGACCGGTTTTCCGAACGCTATCTAAAGCATCCCATGATCGCACTGGCAAACCAGGTCGATCTCGATCTTTTGTCGCTTTATAAATATGTCTGGAACTGGGTTGGCACGCCGGGCCAAACGCTCTCGGGATACAAGTCCTTCATAAAGGCACCGCAACGGCTCGATGAAATGGCCGTACCAACGCCGCGTGCCGCTTGTCTCTCGCCGGCCGATTTCTATGGCATGGCGTCGAGCTTCACCGGGCTGTATGTGCCTGACGTCGCGCGGACCGCTTTGGAGAAGTCCAAACTTCCAATGGTCGGAAATACCGACTGCTACTCGTCGCAGAACGTCATCAATTACACGGTCGGGGCTTACGCGGGAACGCCGGTCATTTCGGCCACCGCGTTAGCGAACGGCGTGACGAATACGGGCGTGACAACGTATCTCGCGTCAATGAACACGAACCAAACCGCGATCCTCGTTGACGGACTGACCGCCGGGTCCACCCTCAATGAAGGCGATGTTTTCACAATTGCGGGCGTTTCGGCCGTCAACCCCGTCACAAAGCAGGTACTGCCCTATCTGCAGCAGTTTGTCGTGAGCGCGCCTGTCACCGCAACCGGGACCGCCGACGCCATTACAGTCGCTCCCGCCATTATCGTCTCCGGCCAATATGCGACAGTCAACGCCGCGCCCGCTCAGAATGCAGCGCTGACCTTTGTTGGCACCGCCGGCGCTTCGTACCCGCAGAACCTCGTATTCCACGAAAATGCCTTTGCACTTTGCATGGTGCCCATGGAGTTGCCGGAGGGCGCCATCAAGAAAGCGCGCCAGAGCTACAAGGGCCTCTCGATCCGCGTCATCTGCGACTACGACATCATCAACGACATCAATATGTGGCGGCTCGACATCCTCTACGGCGTGAAGCCGATCTATCCCGACCTCGCCTCCCGCCTGTCCGGCGCTTCGAGCTGATGCATGCTTGTCATGGCCGGGCTTGACCGGCCATCCAGATTCGAACCCACCGCAATTCCACGTCCTGGATGGCCGCATCGAGTGTGGCCATGACAGGAATGACAAGGAAAATCCCATGCCCGTAAAGCAGCTTTCCGACGGCAATCCTGACGGCACTGTGCTCGGCCAAAGCCCGGCCGATCTCATCTCGTTTTACAATGGTACACCGGTACAACAGCGCTCTGGTCCGGCGCAGGCGGCCGTTGAAACGGCAGCGCCTACGAACGCAACGCCCTTCGGCTTCAGCCAGACACAGGCAGCTGCCATCATCACACTCTTGAATGAGATCCGCGCGACCCTTGTCAGCGTCGGCCTCATGAAAGGTCAGTAATGACCGACGGCACGCGCCTTTGGATGTACCGTAATGGCGAGGCGCACTTGTTCGAGCATCCCGATCACGTGCCAGCCGGCGAGGGCTGGCAGCGATTTCCGGACCCTGCCGCCGGCAGCACAGCGCTTCCGGAAACGCCGCGCGTGATATTGCCCAACCCGGGTCCCGATCAAGAACTCACCGATCAGGAAAAGCTCGACCGCATGTCGCGGCAGCGCCTGATGCAGGTCGCCGCCGATTGCGGCATCCGTTTCGATTTCCGCTGGACCAAGGCACAGCTCAAACATGCGATCATCGAGGTCTTAAATGACAACGGCCCGTGACATCATCGCAGGCGCCTACCGCCGGCTCGGCTTACTGCCGCTTGGCTCGGATCTCGATCCCGAGCGCGCGGCGGCAGGGCTTGCAATGTATAATGACATGCTAAACGCCTGGGCGGCCGATGGCATTTTTCCCGGCGGCCCTAATCCGCCGGTGCAAGAAACAGATGGCATCTTCTTCAGCGACGATTTTCTGAATGGCGACAGCACGGACGCCTCGGGGGCATATCCTCCCTATGGACCGAGCGACACCGCGACGCCGCCCAATACGGCACCGTTGTCCTTCGGGTTAAACGACGGCTTCCCTTTCCTCGCCCAGTTCGTGGAGGGCGCGAAGGCGATTCTCGCAGTGGAGCTGGCATCCGCAAGCGGGATCGAGGCGCAGCCTTCGACCCAGAAGCGGGCGCAAAAAGCTTACACAGCGATGCTCGCCTATTACGTTATCGCGCCTCAGGCCAGCCAAGACACCGGCCTGACCTGGATGCCCAGCCTTCGCCGGTATGGGTTCCGCTGAGAATTACGAGCGGCGAAGGCTTTACCCCCTCACCCTGCCCCTTTTGCACAGGGAGAGGAACGCTGTTGCAGGAGCCCGCTCACTGCAAGCGTCGCTTCTCACTGGGGAGAAGGACGGGATGAGGGGAACCGTCCGATGGAGTTCGAAGATGGTTGCAGTCGATTTCGGGCATACATCCAACCCCGACAAAAGCGGGTTCGGATCCAACCAGCGCTTGCTGAACGGTTATCCCGAGGCGCTCGGCCAGGCGGCAAAATCGCCTCTCCCCATCTATGCGGTCCCTGGAACTTCACGTTTCGATGGCGGCGCGACCGGCCTGAATGGCCCTTGCCGGGGGATGCTGTATGTGTTTGGCAAAGGGCTTTATGTGATCGGCGGAACGGCAGCGGCACTGTTCGACGATCAGGGCAACGCCACCCCCGTTTCGGGAACGATCGCCGGCAGCTCCATGGCTGTCATGGCACACAATCAGCGGCCAAATCCCCAAATCGGCATCGTAGCCGATGGCGTGTACTATGTCCTCGATACCGGGACAAACACTGTCTCTAAACCCAGTATTTCTAGCCTTCCCGCGCCAAATAGCGTGACTTTTCTCGATGGCTATCTCGTTTTTTCGATCCCGGACGGGCGTATTTTCCAGACGAACCTGAACGATGCCCTGACCGTCAACGCGCTCGCTTATGCCACCGCTTCGAGCCGCGCCGACGGACTTCGACGGATTGTCACGCACCGTGGCGCGCTGATCGCGCTCGGCGAAGCAAGCCTTGAAATCTGGGAGGACGTGGGAACCACGCCTTTTGCATTCGCGCCGATCCGGGCCGACATTGACATCGGCTGCATCGCCGGGCAATCGGTCGTGATTGTGGCCGATGCGCTGATGTGGGTGGATCAAAACGGAGTGGTACGGCAGCTCACCGCCTCGGAGCCGGTTCGCATTTCGACACACGCGCTGGAGCGGGCCATTTCAAATTTGACCTGGGATGAGCGCCGCGCGCTTTATGCCGTCTACACCCATTTCAACGGTCATGACTTCTACGCGCTGACAAGCCCTTATTGGACATGGGAGTTCGACCTTGCCACCGGGCTCTGGCATGAGCGGGCGAGCGGAGGCCTCTCCAACTGGTTCGCCCAAGGCTTCGAATCCTTCGACGGCCTGGTGGTGATAGGGTCCAGCCAAGATGCAAGCCTGCATGTCCTGGACGATACGTCACAAACCGAAAGCGGCAATCCTTATTTGTTTCTGGCACAATCGGCGCCGCTTCATGCATTTCCGAAGGGCTTGATCGTGGACCAGCTCGATATCGACATTATCCCAGGCGTGGGAATAACAGGGACCGATGCTGACGCTGCAAGTCCGAAGTTGATGCTCGATTGGTCGGACGACGGCGGCCGCAGTTGGAGCGGGGGACGCATCGCTTCCCTTGGCCGTGTAGGTGAACGGTTCGCGGTAGCAAGTTTCCATCAGCTTGGCGCGACTCTCAGAGCAGGCCGGACCTTCCGGCTCGCGTCTTCCTCTCCGGTGATGCGCGGCATCCTCAATGCCGAAGCGCGGGTGAGGCCGATCCTCGCATGACAGGTCTAGCCAATCTCTTCAGCCGTTTCGGATTTCAGGTGGGGCCGGACGGAAAGCTCGATAATAGCACGCGCGCCTTTTTCTCCAGGTTCGGCGGACGTGTGGGCGCTGCTATCCCCGATCTGGCATCGAACGCATCCTGGGCGCAGATCGCTGCGACGGCCAATGCGCTCATCGGCGAGTTCGTGGCGCAAGGCTGGATCCAGAAGGGCTTCAACGCGGACGAGACGGCGTTTGCCAATGCCATTCAGGCCGTGACCATGATCCCGGCGGCGACCGAGTGGGCCTATGCACCTTACGAAGTGCTTCGCGATCAGATTACCGCGGGCGCCGAGTTCGTCACCACAGAGAACGCCTACAGCGTCTACGACAGCTCGCAATGGACTCTTACATATAGCGAGGCTGCGAGAACAGGCCGGATCGGCGGCGCGGCCTGCGATTGGGCGACGTCGCTCAACAACCTGGAAAACCAGTTGCCAAATTGCGGCCTCATCAATCTTTATGTGGCCTGGTACGGCAACGACCTCCGGGCAGGCTCCTGCGCGCTTATGCCAGGCGTGACGCGCACGGAATTAGACGACATGCCCCACGAATGGGTGTGCAACGGCATTCATCGCAACGAGGCGCATCTGGTCTCGACCGTGAATGGAAGCGCGGCCTTCGGCGGTACGCCCGACGATCAATCCGTTGTCGCAGCCATCAAAGACTTGAAGGCGAGGGGCCTGCAGGTTTGCTTGACGCCTTTCATCCTAATGGACATTCCGGCCGGTAACACGCTACCGAACCCTTATAGCGGCGGCACGGGTCAGGCGGTCTATCCTTGGCGAGGCCGCATCACAAAGCAGTACAGCACGGCGGATAAGACCCCGCAGGCCGGGGCCGAGGCCGCCTCCTTTGTCGCGCAATACCGCAACTTCGTCCTGCATTACGCCGATTTGTGCGTGCTCGCGGGCGGTGTCGATATCTTCCTGCTGGGGACCGAACTTCGCGGCCTAACCTGGCTGCGTGATGGGGAAGGCAGCTATCCGTTCGTTTCAGCGCTTGTGCAGCTTGCGTCTGACGTGAAAGCCATTTTGCCAGATGCCGAACTCACCTATGCGGCGGATTGGTCGGAATGGTTCGGTCATCAACCTGCGGACGGCTCCAACGACGTGTTCTTTCATCTTGATCCGCTTTGGTCGGACGCGAACATTGCCGCCGTCGCCTTCGATAATTATTGGCCGCTTTCTGATTGGCGCGACAGCGCACCCAACGCCGACGAGGTGGTGAAACCGGATGGCACGCTGACCGCAATCACGGACTACGATTATCTGATGGGCAATGTTTGCGGCGGTGAGGGTTACGCCTGGTATTACGCAAGCCCGGCCGACAGGGTTTCGCAAACGCGCACGCCGATTACGGATGGCGCCTATCGAAAGCCGTGGGTTTTCCGCTACAAGGACATCTGGAATTGGTGGTCGAACCAGCATTTCAACAGGCCGGCTGGCACCGAGACCCCGTCTCCCACCGCTTGGATACCACGGTCGAAGCCCTTCTGGTTCACGGAGCTTGGCTGCCCCTCGATTGACAAGGGCTCGAACCAGCCGAACGTCTTCTACGACCCCAAGTCGTCGGAAAGCGCGATCCCGTATTTTTCGGATGGCACTTCGGATTACCTCATTCAGCGGCGCTATCTTGACTCCATGCTGCGCTTT